GGCGTTTGAACCGCGACATTATATTTGGAGCTTATGGAATACCATCTTCAGTCATGGGTGTTACTGAATCAGTAAATCGAGCTAATGCGGAAGCCGGAGATATCCTGTTTAGCACTCATTTGCTAGTGCCGTTACTTGAGCGAATTAAACAGTCGGTCAACGAACGCCTGGTTCGTATTGTCGACCGCAGTTTATTTTTGGATTACGTGGATCCGACGCCAGAAAACAGGGAATTGAACGCCAGGGTTGCGCAGGATTCATACAAGAATGGACTGATAACTCGTAATGAAGGACGCAGGCTTTTAGGGCTCGATGATGCCGATGAAGGTGGAGATGATTACGTTGCGCAAAGTTCTGGCGGTATTTTCTCATTAGGTGTTGATGGATTGCAGACAAAAGCGGCAAGCGATCTAAGGGAACAGGAAGTCAATGACGAAGAAGATGAAATGGAAAGCAAGTGGGCGGTTCGATTACGTAACGAACGCAACAATATACTGAACTATCTCGAGGAGGTTGTTTAATGGATGTACGCACCAAGTTAGAGATCAGCGATATTGATGGTTACGATTGGAATTGGGTTGCCAAGTATGAAGATGAAATTATTGCCGAGCTGGTTGCCGCATATACAGCTTCTTTTGTGTTGGAATTGCCTGCTATACCAGTTGCTTCAGTACAGCAGATCGCGGCTGAATGGGCTCGTGAAAAAGCGGCAACACTAATCCAGGGAGTTGCGGAAACAACGAAAACAAGAGTCCGCCAGATAGTCGGAACCAATATTCTTGAAGGTGCTTCGATCCAGACCATACGCAATCAGATACAAGATGATTTCATATTCAGTCGCAAGCGAGCGAACCTGGTCGCACGAACCGAAACAACGTTTGCGTTAGGACAGGGCCAGAAGGGCGCGGCAATAGCTGAAGGTCGAGATGAGAAGCGATGGACGACTTCTGGAGACGTTGACGATGAGTGCCTTGGAAATGAAAAGCAGGGCTGGATTGCCATTGATGAGCCTTTTGCATCTGGTGACGATACCATACCAGCGCATCCGAATTGCAGATGCGTTGTACGGTATCGAACCAAGGCGTTAAGTGAAGATGCACCTACTATAGTTACTCCAGAGTCATCGGAGTTAATGGATATCTATCAAGATCCAAATATTGAAAGGTCATTCGATAGAGTCGAGCTGTTCCGATGCGTTGGGTGTAATAAGTTGCTCGGCAAGCATGTTGCAAGTGGAACGAAGATCCAATGCAGGCGTTGCAAGGCTGAACGCATAGCATAACAAAGAGCCACCAAGGCTGAAACCTTGGTGGCTCTTTTCTAATCGGTTGCGCATTTACTGTCTCAAGGTAAACATCACGACCGAACCGTTTCCTACCATATCATTGATTGAAATAAATGTGCAGTAGTAGTTGACAAATACTTGACAACTACTGATTTGACCTTTACAATTGCCTTGTACAAGGCAATTTAGACCAACGAAGGAGACAGAAAGATGGAAATCATAGTCAGCAACAGCATAGGGATAAATGTAGAGAATGGTCAGCCCAAGCTAGCACGATTGAATTGGATGCAGGAAGTTTTGAAGTTGAACGTAAGCGTGGACTTTACATTCGGTTCAGATGAAGGCTCGGAAATGGGAACGGATGAGAAACAGTGGTTTACGGATAGATTGCAAGCCTGTTTTGAGAAAGCTATCGCAGAGGCTGATATAGAAGCCAGAGTTCTCGAATTGATGGAGGCATAACTGATTCGCCCTGATGAGGCTAGGTAGCTCCTAGCCGAAACGTCACAAGCGTCGGCGAAAGCTAAATAATACGAAGGAGACGAAAATGTTTACATGTGATTATTGCGATAAGGATTTTGAAGGTAAGGGGCTAGGTTCTCACGATTCTGAATTTGGTAAGTATTGTGAGTCTTGCGAGGATGAATTTGTTTTACCTCTGCAACGTGGTCAAGACTATTGGTTGCAACGAGCCGAAGTCGGTTTCGGTATTGCACTACAAGGACACTCATCAGCAGAAGTAAATCAACGACTGAACTCAGTAGGCTACTAAAGCCTACTCGCCCTGATGAGGCTGAGTGGCACTCAGCCGAAACGCCCGAAAGGGCGTAGGCGAAAGCCAAACTAAAATACGAAAGGGGAAAGCAAATGGAGAACACAGACATTATAGCTATAGCAGACGTTGAATCCGAGGAGTTATTGTACTGCACCTGGGGTAGGTTTGCGGTAGACAATTTAGAAAGTGGCGGTATGGAAATTGAGGAACTCAATGACATAGAAGCCACGCTAGACAAGAATCTTCCGCATAGGCAAATGGATTTTGTGCATCATATAGGTGGAGGGGCATCATCGGAGTACTTTATAACGAGGCATCGTATTAAAGGCGAAGAATGTACAGCAATGCGCGAGGCATTCGTACGTACAGATGCTATTGGGATTATGTGGGACGCATGGTGTATCTGTGATCCTAATAAGGAATGGGGAGACCATATTATAAACGGATGCAATCACCTATACAGCCCTGAAAAGGGTGTAGTTTGTGAATATAGACAGTGATAATTGGTGAGTGACACGCTCTTTCGGGAGCGTGGTAAACCGCAAGCCAAGTCACAAGCCTTGGCAAAATCTACAGCGGTTGAAAGGGGAGCAAAAATGAATACATATCAAGAGGGGAAAGCACAGATACTAGCAACCTTTAGTGTCAAGGGATATAAGTCTTGGACGGCGCGTGAAGGAGTTGGTGCGCAAGCCACCTTATATAAGGATGGAAAAAGGATTGGTTGGGTTACTGATGAGGGCAATGGCGGAGAAGTTGACTTTGATGCAAACACAGTTGAGGACAGGACTATCGTTTTTGAGTTCGTCAAAACTTTGCCAGAATACAAGTTCAATGATATGTGGAAGGAACAGTATGGTGAAGAATGGGATGGTGACGAAGATTCTGAACTAAGATCATGGTACGTATACGATTTCGCTGATTTAATGCTTCAACAAGCAGAAGAAGAAAAACAACTGAAGAAACAAAGTAAATTAATAAACAAAGCATAAATTGGTGAGTGACTAGCCCTCGTATGAGGGCTAGGTAAACCGCAACGGTGGTCACAAGCCCATCGAAACTAAAACGGTTTAGAAAGGAGAAATGAAATGGAGCAAGTCAAAACGTCGGATATCAGAATACATCAGTCATCAGGGGTGTCTGATGTAATTCTGAATAATCCTGCATTTAAACAGTACGTCCAGCGATGTATACGAAAGTTCTGGATTGCTGATTGGGGAGATACGCCAGAGACTTTGTGGATTGATAATACGGTGGCATATAAGAATTTGAATAATGGATTGTATGATCGGGTTTGGGCTATTTACAGAAACTTCAAAGCGGTTAACGGAACCAACGTACCAATGCAGGAAATACATATCACGCGGCAAATCGTCGATTCTACAGGTCAACAAACCATCCTGGTTTCGCTACCACAAGAAAGCAAGGAGTAATAACCAACGCATAAACATTGACAAGAACGTCAATAATTGCTAGATTTTTCAAAACCGAATAGCCTAGAGGCTCTTGAAAGCCCGATTGAGCGGTAAAACTGCCACAGTTTATCGACTTGATCGGGCTTTCTTTTTTGGAGTGAAAATATGCCATTTGCCGGTGAACATAGTTGTCGAATACTTCCGCCAGGTGATTTCAATGATTTCAGAAGGCAACGAAGTTGGGCCACTATTGAAGGCAAAAGGGTTGATGCGATTATTGGCATAACCGAAGGCACTATGCATTTGCAAGCACTTCGATATCCGAAGGATCAATGGACTACAGCAGATGCCAGAGATCATTGCTCCGCGCAGGATGGCATGTTATTTGAACCAGCATCAGCACCACAAATCAGGGAGGGCGGAATGGCGCACCGAACAAAGTTTGTACGACCTACAGAAATCAAGATACTGGATAAGGCCGCAGGGAGAATATCCGCGGTTGTTTCCACGGAAGCTATGGATCGAGATGGCGATATTGTTCGCCAGGAGCATTGGGATCTTGAGCATTTCAAACAGCATCCTATTCTCCTGTCATCTCATAATTATCGAGGGCTCCAAAATCAGATCGGCGAATGGACTGACATGCGGATTGAAGGGAAACAGATGGTCGGAGATGCGCTGTATTACCTGAAACAAGGTAATCCAGAAGCTGATTGGGCTTTTGTTTTAGCCAGCAGAGGCAGAGCGGCGTTCTCTGTTGGTTTCGTTCCTGATATGTCGAAGGCAAAACAAATAGAAGCCGCAGGAAACCTGGCATACGAATTTCAAGGACAGGAGTTGCTGGAAGTTTCTCAGGTAACAGTTCCGAGCAACGCCGAAGCCTTGCAATCTCTTAAGAGTATCGGATTGCATCCAGAGTACGACGTACTTGTTTCAGAGGTATTAGATGAGTTCGAT